TATCTTTACAAGTATCTAATGGAGTTATTATAAATTCATTAGTAATAATATCGTTTTTAGTTTCTATTTTAATATCCTCTTTCGTCACTATTTTAGTGGAAATTTGGGACAAGGAATCCTTTTTAACTTCTTCTATTACTACTTTTCTTGTTGAACAAGATGATAACATAGCAATTGAAATAGTAGCTAATGTAACTGATAACCAAAATGTAATAACTCCTTTATTTCGTGAAATAATTGTCTGCTTCAATTTGTCTTCTTTTAGTTAAACCCGCTAATTTTTTAGTTCCTACTTTATCCCATTTTAAAAATTCATCTACAATTGAATGGTCTAATCTATTATTATTTACTTTCTTTAAAAGTGTACTTCTCATAAAATTAGCAACACCTACATTATAAGCAAATGATACTAAAGAGTTAAATTGATTTTGTGTTAATGGTTGTGTAACACATTTAGAAACTCTTTTAGCGAAATTATCAGCTATATCTTTAAACATATCAAATGCTTCAGCTTTAGTTATTGATTTGTCAACCATTGTAACTTTTTTACCATCTTTATAAAATGTATTACCATAACCAATAGTGGCTAATTTAGCAGGACATAGATATGGTTTAGCACTAAAGCCTTCAAACTCACAAATTAACATATAGCCTTTATTGTCCAGTTTCATCTTTTACTTTTTTATTAAATGATTCGTAAATTTTAACACCTGTATATATAATTGATAATATCAAAAGAGTTAATTTTAATATATTCTCTACGTTAGTAAACGTAATAACCAATGCTAACGAATTAAGCATATATAATTTCATTGACTCCATTTAACTTTTTAATTTTGCAACTATATCCGTAAATCCTTGAATGCTTACATAAGCAGTAGCTATTACAACCCAATCTTGAGATGTTAAATCTCCAGCGAATAATCCACAACAAGCTATAACAAATACCATTAGTTTACGTGATATTATCTTATTTAATATTTTATCTATATTATTCATAATTTACATATTGTATATATGCGGGTAATTCATCTTCTGAAATTTCAAATAAATCTGAATAATCAATTAATATTGGATGGGTTTCTAATGGTTCTTCTGCTATTACAACTGTATAGCTATTTGTTCCTACTGAATTAATTTGTCTTATATGTCTCATTATACAAAATATTGAATTGTTGCGTATGCGTGTCTATATTGTCCTGCTCCTCTTGTAATAAATACTTCATAAACTCCTGTGGATTTTATTCTTAAAAGAGTGTTATTCGCAAAAGCAGCAGTAGGCGAATCGTTTAAAATTTGTAAAGCACCTGAACCGTAGTTTATTACATCTAAAGCAGTAGTTGCTGAAGATGGTAATGCAGGAGCGGGAGCAGTTGATGGTAATTCCATAGCCACGCCTGTTAATAATGAACTTCCAGCAGTAGTATAAGCTAAATTTATTGTTAATGTTACTAAATTACCAACTTGAAACAATGAATAGGTATGATTTGGTATAGTAGGAGCAGCACCACCAGTCCAAACAATAGTGCCTGAATATACGTCATTAGTTATATTTGCAACTATACTTGCTTTACTGTCTAACTGTGTTTGTATATTACTTGTAACACCTTTAACTCTTTGCATTTCTACTCCATTAGGATAAGTTACAGTATCTCCTATGCTTAATGTACCTGTTGCACCACCACCTCCAGTACTACCTAAAACTATACAAGGTCCACTATTTCCAGCAGGAACGGGTATTTCTGGGTTAGATGTAAATGTTTTTGTACCTGTAATGAATTGACTTGTTGCTGTAATTAATCCAGTTGTTGAAGCTCCTCCAGCAATAGGTATGTTTAATTGGTGATTCGTTCCTGATGATGTCCAAGCTGGAATTCCTGTACCTGTATTTGTAGTTACGCTAAAAGTTTGTGTTGCACCTGTTAATCCATTTAATGAAGATATACCTGTACCTGATATTGTTAAATCACCACTGCCTAAAATACTATTTCCGTTAATAGATTTAATGTTTACAGTGTTTTGTAAAGTATCTTGTTTGTTATTAAATGTAGTCCAATTAGCAGAAGATAAAGCACCTCTATTACTTGCAGAAGCAGTAGGTAAATTAAATGTATGTGTACTTCCACTTGAATTTATAGCGAAGTCTGTTCCTGTTGTTCCTACTGCAAAATTTTGAACTTGTGCTTGTAATCCATTTAAAGCAGTTAATCCAGCAGTAAAGGTTGTTATTACCTCACAAATATGTCCGTTTTGTGTATGTAGTGTAATTGTTTTACTTGAAGCATTTACATAAACTCTTATCGCTAATCTATCATTGACTGTTAATACCGTTTCAGGCACTGCTAATGCAGTAAAATAAGCATCAATAGCTGTTCCGTTTGTTATTCCTTCAGGAACAGCAGAACCACTTGTAATAAGTGTAAATGTAGTTCCATCGTATTTATATAATTCAGCATAAAATGAAGGTGAACCACCAGCAGAACTTGAAGAAAAGAAAAATTCTAAATTCCAATTACCAGCAGGAATAAGTAATAATGATGGGTCTGCTACATCAGTTATAAATGAAGCTATATATCCATTTGTATTTCTATTAAAGTCTGCACCTGTTCCTATTATTGCAGTCTTACTAAACTCATAATAAGTTGTGCCTCCAAAAGTACCCTGACTTGTTCCACCATTTAAATAATAATTAACACTTGAACCTCCGCCACCTGAACCACCAACAGAAGATATTTGACCTCCTGTAATTGTAATATTATTTCCAGCAGTTATTACTGAACCATCAGCTGCTAATATTTCAGAAGAAGTACCGCCACTTTTAACAAATGAATTAGCACTTATAGAAGAAGTTGCAGTTACAATACCGTTTAATCTTGTTGTTCCATTTACATCTAATCTATATCCTGCATCCGTTGATTGGTTTATTGCAAAATTTCCTGTTGGATAAAACCAAAATTGATTTGGTGGAATTGTTCCTGTAGTTCCTGAACCAATTGTGATTCCTCCAGTGGTTATATGTCTAATGTCAGACCTTCCAGTTGATGTATTATTAAGAAATATTATTCCTACCCTGCCAGTAGGTGTACCATACGCAATTGAACCAGCTTCTGCTGTCCCGTCATTTAGCCACCATTTTTGACTTCCGTGCCAAGAAATTACACTTCGAAGGATGGTATCGTCAGATATTCTAAATAAAAATTTTGAAGAACCTGTAAAACTTCCTGTGTTAAAAATACTTTTTACATCTAATCCAACTAATACGTCGTTGTTTGCAGAAGAAGTTAATAAATTAGATACAATTGTTCCTTGAGCTAAATTAGATATTGCAGTTTTTGTTCCTAATATTTCAACATTTCCTGTATTATTATTCTTTATATCATTACCTGTTTTAGTCCAATAGATTTCTTGGTCTCCAGTATTTGTGCCTGTTATTGCCGCAAGTTTATTCTTTTCAGTAGTTGTGTAATCATTTAAAGTAGCACCTGCTAAAGTACCATTTCCTAAAGGCACACTTGCATCTGTACCTGTATCACTATTAATTGTAAAATTACTTGCAGTTTGTGAAGTTGTTAGATTAGTTGCTCCTCCAGCACCTGATGAAACACTACCATCAGCCATTAAAAACTGATTTGAAGTACCTCCTTGTTTAATTAATTTTGTAGCAGTTATTTCTCCTTGTTGATTTACTGTTAATTTATTAACTCCATTTTTGTTTACTTCGATAGGATTCCCTGTTGACGAAGTTCCACTGTTTATAACTAAACCTTTATTTGTATTTCCTAAATTAACATCTATGCTTGATGTATTGTTTCCATTTCCATATACTATAATAGGTATTCCTGAAACTGCTTCTGCTCGTATCCCAACTCCTGCTTGATTGTAAATTTTTGCAGTAACTCCTGTTAATGCATTAGCTTCAATACCATTGGCATTTATACCAGTAGCACTATTATCCACATATATTGATGGGTAATTATTAGAATTTGTTTCTACGACTAATCCATAATCATTAGTAATTCCATTTATATATATTCCATTTGTAGTAGTTGCGCCTATATCAGTAACAGATTGTAAATCTTGAGAACCACCTCCGCCACCGCCTGTAACTTTATTAATATTTACAGTCGTTAAATTAGGATTTACAGTTATTGCAACTGTTTCAACTGTTTCATAAACATTAATATCTATTATATCGTTTGCCATTATCGTGTTACGTCATTAGTTATTGAAAAGTTTCCACTTACATAAGTTTTAACAGTACCATCTGTTTTTATTAATTCAATGTCATAAATATAGTTATAAGCATCTAAATTTATTATTTGTTTATTAATTCTAAATGAACCTGTAGCAGCATTTGTAATTGTTATTCCTGCACTTGCAACCGATGTTAATGAAAGAAATATTACTCCTCCGTATTCTTTTCTTAATTGCATCCTTAACGTACAACCTGTTAAATTTAAAGCAACTGTATTAACAAGCATTTGAAAGTTTACTAATTCAAATGTATCTCCTTTTATATGTGTAAAATCTAAAGCCATTATTTGTCTTTATTTAGTTTATTTAAAAATACCTCTAACTTTTTTACGTTAGTTTCTTTTGGCTTGTATGTTTCTTTTTTATTCATCTTTTTTGATAATGTAATAAACCATTTTTTACTGCGTGTAAATGATTTTCGTAATTTGTAACCCATTCCAAATTTTCAAGTTTATTATCTGTTTTTATACAATTAATATGATTAACTTGTTTTTTGTTTTCTATATTTTCTATAAAAGATTTTGCAACTAATTGATGTACTAAATGATTTTTTTTAATTCCATCAATATTCAATGTACATCTACAATATCCCTTTGGAGTTATCCAAAAAGGAATTAATTTTCCTTTATAAGTATAAAAAGTTTTTTTTGTTGAAATAATAGGATTTGTCCTTTCTATTTCCCTTGTAATACTTCTTACTCTACCTAAATTACTTACTTCATAATAGCCATTGTATCCACTTATTGGCTTCCAAATTTCTGTTTGCATACGCTTTTTTATTTATGTTAAATTATTAATGTTAATAGAATTGTTAAATTTAAAACCCATCCTGTAAAATTTGCATCTTTATCTGGATAAACATCAGCGTTTGAATTTAGATAATATTCAGGGAATAAAGTTTGATTAAAACTCATATAATCTATAAAACGATTTGTATAAGATTGTGCAACATCTCTTTCTTTTTCAATTAAAAAGTCTATTTCAGATTTTTCAACTGTAGAACTATTTTCAGAATTATGCTTGAATACTCCTTTATTTGATACTTTATAAGCTGCGTAAGGCAAAAACTCAACCATTGCCCAATGTATTACCATTGGCTTAATATATTTACTTAAAAGCGTTGTATATGGAGCAGCTAAATTACCTGCAACAATACCATCATTAATTTTGTCGTATAGTTTAGTTCCTAAATAGTTTTGAATATGTAATTGTTGTGCTTGATAAATATATTGTGTGTATATATCAGGGTCTAAATTACCGTTTAAATTAGTAAATTTAACTATATCATTTGTGCTTATAAAAAGTCCTTGTGCCATATCTTAATTAGTTTGTATATCCCATTTTATTCCAATACTCTTGTGTATATCCTTTTGTAGGCATATCACTTGGCTTCATAGACACTTCTTTTTCATTACGTATTCTATATCCATATTTTTCAGCTATTGCATTGCTTAATGGTTTTGCTTTAGGACTTGTTGGGTCTATTTTTACACCATCTAAATTAGCATAAGTTCTACGTAACCATTTATGCTCACATCTTGCTCCTCCTTTATATAACCAAATAGAATATGTATCAGCACCTTTAACTCCAAAACCTGCATTTACAACTTGACCACCCATAGAAATAATATCTTCTTTTCTATAAACTTTGTCAGCGTTTACCATTTTATTGCAAAATTCTCTTTGTCCTGATAAATTTCCACTATAAACGTATCTTGTAATGAAGTTTACACCATCAACTACTTTGTCTTGTTCTGATTTATTTGTTGGTCTTGCAACTCCTGTAGTTACAAATTGCCACATTTTAGATAATGTACTTTCTTTTTTAGAATTTATGTTTTGTATTTCTAAATCTAATTCATCTTCAGTATCATAATCAACTTCTGTTTCGTCAATTATTAACCATTCTTCACCTAATGTTTCTCCTTTTTCAATTAATAAATCTGCAATAGAATCATTTGATAAATTATGTGAACACATTTTAACACCTGTTTCTTCTTCCATTGTTTCAGCATCCATTCCTGATACATCAATAAATTCTAAAGGTTGTATTGTTTTGAAATATAATTTTAATGATATATTATTAATAGCTAAAATAACGTCTAATGCTTCAATTATTTCTAATTGATATGGTTTTATAACTATATTGTCAAATAATAGCGTAGCAGTCTTTATTTCGTCTGCATTGTTACCTAAACCACCATCACCTGTTCTAATTCCTAACAACATTGGAGAAGTAACTCTATGTCCTACTATTAGTTTTTCAAAACATTCTTTACTTAAATATTCGTAATGTGCAGGAGCATCATTTAAAGGTAAATCTTCAACAGTTGTTTTTGATTCAGCATTAGCATTAAAAGCTACAATTACTTTTTCACCTCTTGCTCCTGTTAATTTTCCAAGTACTTCACGTTTCAATTTATCCCTCATTTCTTCTGTAGGAATACCATTATTGAAATTGATTACTTTTGTTCCGCTAAAACCGTTTTGACAATCATTAATTTGATAGTCTGCAATGTTTTCTTCTAATAAAGCATAAGGTAAAGCACCAGAATAATCAATAGGACTATAATAATCAAATCCACTTACATAAGGTTTAATAACATATATTTCAACTTCGTTACCATTACCAAATCCGAATGCAGGTATTTTTCTTATTTGTTCGTTTGGTTTTTTATTTTTCCAATCATTATGATAATACCAAGCTTCAATCTGTCCTTTATCATTACATTTTTCTGCTCTTAATGTTTGCATTGGAAAGTGAAGAACTTGTTTTACTTGTTTCTTTTCCATTACAACTTGCATTGCAGCCATTCCTAAAAGTTTGCGTTCTAAAGCTATTTTCTTTAAATCAGAATCTTTTATAATAGACTTCATTTGTGCATATTCATTAGGCTTTTTATTAGAATCTAAAGCATCTAATCCTTTGCCATAAATCATATTAGCAACACCTGTTATAATAGCACCATTTGTAGCACTATAAAGATACCTATCAATCAAATATTGAAAGTAATTATTATCACTTCCATATTCAATAAAATCATTCTTTTTATTTTCTTGTATTACAGGACTTGTATAAGCACTTAAATTTACTATTGATATATTACTCATATATTTTAAATTCGTTATTTGTAACGTTTGCTACGTATTCATTTTGATTGACTGTGTACGTATCTGTGTTTTGATTAGTACAAAAAACTTTGTCTTTGTAAACTATATCATTATTGTTTTTAATAGTCAAATTATAAAACGTATTTTCTTTTAATGCAAAAATAGTTGTCGTTGTTAAATAATAATCAGATAAGAAAAAATCAGCAGCTATATTTGTTTCACTTCCTGTTGTTTCGTTTCTTAAAACAATAGTAGTAGCTTTTAATTCACGTGGAATAAAACTAAATGTTTGCGGAGTATTTTGTTCTTTTAAAATTATCATAATCTATTTTATTTAATAATAAATTTAACGTAGAATTGTTTTAAAACAAAAAAGGCATACTAATTAAAGTACACCTTTTTAAAAAACAAACAAAACAAATATTATGCTACAGTACCTTCAACAATAGAAGCAAGTATTCCTGTAGTTAATGGGCTACTAACGAAATTAGCAGGTATTTTTTCCATACCTTGAAATTCCATTTTGTAAGATGAAGCGTCACCCATTGCAGCACCCGTAGAAACAGTAGCAGTAACTAAATCCATTCCTTTAGTCAATCCTGCCATAAAGAAATTACCGTTGTTATCTTCAACAATAACTTGTGGTCTACCATAAGCTAAAAGTTTAAGTTGTTTATGGTCAGCAACTGTTAATTTTTTAATATCCAAAGATAATTTTTGGTCTACAAAAGTAGTTCCATTGTCTCTTGAACTTGTTACAGTTTGCTCAAAAGTAGAAGTTCCTTTTAATTCATATTTGTAACCAATTGGTGTACCACCTAAAGCAGTGATTACATCCTCTTGTCCTGCAGTTGCAGAATATGTTACTGTTGTAGCATCACCCCAATTAATGAAGTAAACTGCTCTTAATCCACCAAGACTGTCTTTACATTGTACAGCCCTTCCTAATGATATATCGCAAGGCATAGTTTTATATTTTAAAGTTAAAAAAAAGGGTAGGCAATTTTACCTACCCCATATTTAGTATTATAATTCAGATTATGCAGTTGGTGTGTAAAGTACAATTTCAGCACCTACACCATATTGAACTGCAGCAGTAAATCTCATTACTACTCTAACATTTTGTGAACCATCGATGTCAGCTAAATCAATTACTTGAACTTCATTTTGGTCAGATAACAAACCTGTTCCAAAGTATAAGTTAGATTTTTGAGCAGCAATAGCAAAATCATTTGTCATTCCGTTACAAACAAAGATTTTAACACCATCAAAAGAAAGTGAACCATTGTTGAACCATTGTGTACCTTGTGCGTTTGTACCATTAGCACCTAAACCTGATGCTCCAAATCCACCTAAAGCACGTACATAATCACGAGCAATTGATTGAGAAACGTATAAATACAAATCTTCTTTTCCGTAAAGTGCAGCAGGAATAGCATCAACAATTTTTCCAAGTTCAGCAACTACATTAGTAGCAGTTACACCACCTGAAGCACCAGCTACATCAATAACAGTAGCATCAGCAGCAGCAAGAGTTAAAAATCCGTCAAATTCTCCAGCGTTAGCAGTAACACCTTTCCAAATGTTTTGCTCTGTTTTTTCAGCAACTTTAGCTACAACGTGAGACAATAAGAAATCAGCAAATGATGGGGGCAAAGTGTCAAATGCAGAATATCCCATTTGAATAGCCTCCCAATCAGAACGGAAGTCTTTTTTACAAAGTTGTAAATTTACTTGAAATTCTTCAGGAGTAATAATTCTTTCAGTCAATGTAACTGTAGATGTAGCATCGAAATCACAAGTTGCATTTTTTACAATTGCATCTGTAGCGATTCTTTTAATTACTTCTTTAAAAGCAATGTTTGGTTTAACTTCAATACCACCATTGGCGATAGTTGAACCTGATAATAATGCAGCAGAGATATATTTTCCTGCAAATTCTCCTGCATACGTAGTAGTAATACTTGTTGTAGTAGCCATAATTTATTATTTTTTAATTAAAAAGTTTTGCCATAACTATATCTTGTGTAGTCATTTGGCGATTAGTTGATATTTTATTTATTCTTAATTCAGATTTAACTTCTGGTGAATGTGTTAATGGTTCAACAACAACATCAGAACTTAATTCTTCTTTTACTTCTTTTGCTAATTTCAATTCAGCAATTTCAGTACGTAATTTTTCAATTTCAGAAAAGAACATTTCTTTAGAAACCGATTCTACAATTCTTTTAGGAGTTGCTACTGTTTCAGCTTGTGCTTCAACCTCAACTTCTACTTCAGCTTCAGGAGCTTCTTCTTCTACAATGGCTTCTTTAATTTCAGTAATAACACCTTCAACGGCTACAACTAAAATCATTCCGTCTTCAAGTTCGTATTCTCCAACGGGTACAGGAATTCTATCCTCACCGTTTACAATAAAAACATTGTTATCCATTTCAAAAGCATCAGCTTCTATAACAGTAACTCCATCTTTAAGTTTCATTTGAGCAAGTTTTACTTCCATACCCAAAAGAGTTTTGATTTCATTAATTACATTCATATTTATTTATTTAAAAATTATTAATCAGATAATCCAGCAATTAATTTATCAACATTGTTAAACCTCTTTTTTGCTAAACCTGATTGATAGGTAGCCCTATCAAAATCAGCTTTTGCGTTTGGTGGTAATTCAAGCCCAATTTGTCTTGCTAATTTTTGAAGTTCAGCATATTGAGTTAAAACATTATCGTAAGTGTCAAATGAATTTTTTGCGTCTAATTTATAAGCTAATAAAGCGTCTTTAGCTTTTGTTTTTGCAGGTGCAACTTTATCTAAAGCTGTTTCTGCTGAAGCTACTGCTTTTTGAAAAGAAGCTAAATCAGCTAATTCAATTTTTCTACTTGATAATTGTGTTTTTCCAAACAATGTGATGTTTACTAATTTTTCAGTTGTCATATTATTATTTTTTTTATATTAATTATTATTATTTATTTTTGTTATAAATTACGAACTTACACTTGTTATAACTCTTGCAGTATTTGTGTTTGTAACTGTACTTGTTTGTTGATTAACAGTAGAACCTATTCCTTGTTCTTGTAATTCTCCATTACAACACTTTTGAGAGTATTTACCATCTTTACATAAGCAACCTCTGTTTCCACCTTTTGGTGAACTTGTTTTATTTCCCATAATTTTATTTATTAATTTCAGCATTAGTTATTATTGATTTTATTTTATCTATTAATTCTTGTTCTTTTGCAATTTGTAAACTCATTTCTAATTTGTCGCTAAAATATCCTTCTACACTTATTCCTAAATAAGTTCCGTTTTTAATTTCTTCCCAAACTTTGTCATTGTCAATACTCATAATAACTGCCCAAGCACCTTCTACTGCATTTAAATCATACAATGCAGTTTTATCAATTTTAGGATTGTCAACTGTCCAAGATTCAACAACTGAAACACCTTCAACTTCTGTTTTGTGTTCTAAAGTAGCATTGTTATTATTTAGTTTTTTTAAATATAATCTTGCTGCTTTGTTTACAGTTTCTTTTGAGAATTTAATATTATATTCATAATCACCATTTTTTCTGTAAATCAATTTATCTGGAACTAAAGCTAATCCTATAATAATTCTTTTCTCATCATCAACTGATTTAAATTCAATTCGGTGATTATTTAAAGCAACCCAATTTTCTTCTATTGCAGGAAACTTTACTAAACTTAAAGCATCTATACCATCTTTATCTTGACTTTCGTCAATAAACAATTCTATTGTTTCTAATTTTTTACCCATTGTAAATTGGTTTTATTAATTTTTTTATTATTCAACATTTGACTTAACATAGAATAACTTATTTTATTAAATTCAGATGCTTTTCGCAATGATTCAAATATCATTTCAGTTTCTATATCTATTATTTTTTTATTGTTTTTACCTAAACAAGAATTACGCATATTTGATTTGTAATTTTCATTTTGTGTAAAAGAATAATCTTTAGTATTTTTATTATAATCAGTTAATCTAATTTTCCTTTTTAATTTTTCATCTTCATTCATATTAGCAAAGCCTTCTCCACCATCAGTCATATTAACTAAATTACCAAATTTTAAATCTTTCCTTCCGTAATAAGAAATTAAATTTCTTTCTACTTCTTTAGCAAATTCATAATCAATATTATTAGTTAAAATTTGAACTTCATATCCATATTTATTAACTATGTTACTCCAATGTTTATTTCTTCCGAATTTAGAATATGCTCTTTTTTTAGAAACACCTATTCCTATATAAAAAACTTCACCGCAAGGTTTTATATGTCTATATACTAAAGCCATAAATTTATTTTAATTAAAAATAAAATTAAATAACTTTTGTTTATCCTATTGAAGCACTTGAAACTATATTCCTATCCAATCCTTGTTGTGTTGTAACATCATTAGCTACTACAAAAGCCTTGATAGGTTGTTGTTGTTGGTTTCCTATTGTTTGTGCTAATTGATTTGTTGCACTTGCACCTACTACGTTAAATGATGGAGCAGCAGGAGCAGAACCACCACCTTCACTACCACCTACACCTCCTGAACTTGGAGCAGAACCACCACCTAAAGCACCTAATCCTTTTGCAGTAGCAGCGATAACAGAACCAATACTTATAGCCATTTTAGCATATAAAACTGCTGATGTAGATAATCCAAATATACCTTTTGTTGCAACCTCTTTAGCAGAACCAACATTCGTGTTGTTTATAATTTCAGCAATAGATAAAGCACTGTTCGCAATTAAAGCAGCCTTTTGTAATTTTTTATTTTTCTCTCCTAATCCAGCTATAATACTAACTAAACCTTGTGCAGATTGTATAGCAATTGCATTAATATTTCTTTTAGCTTCAACAGTTGCTTTTTCAATTTCAATTTCTTTATCAGCCTGTTCTTTTTTCTTTGCTAATTTTTCTTCAAAAATAGCATATTCAGCATCAGCTTGACTTGTTAAAAATTGATTTGTTAATTCAGCAGTATCTAAATTATTTGCTTCTAAAACTGCTTTCTTTTCGTTGTATTCCCTTAATTCTTTTTGTGCAGGTGTTTCTTTTGCTTTTGCTATTTCATCTAATATAGCCATTGCATCAGTAGCAGACTGCATTTCATCAGCTAATCGTTTTTGTTCTTCATCTATTCTTCTTTGTTCTTCAGCACTAATTTCTTTATTAGTTTCTTTAACAGTTTTTACTTCTTCTTTTTTATTCTCTTTTTTAGATTTTAATCTATCGTCATCTATTTTCTTAAGTTTACGATTTAACTCTAATGCATATGCCCTTTGATTTCCAGCATCTTCTTCTACCAATTTTAAATATTCATTTTTAGCGGCAACTTTTTGTTTTGTATATTCATCTAATTGGCTTCCGTGTTCTTTTAAATATTGCTCATTATTTTTTAATGATTTTGAAGCTGCTCCTGATAATCTTTCAACTTCTCTTTCTGCTTCAGATGTTGCACCTATAAAATCAGTAATTGCGTGAACAACAAACATAACTCCATCTCCAACTAAAGACAATGCAGGTATGACTCTTAAAATAGTTGCTTTTACTTTATCAAAATTAGCTATTAACATTCCTATTGCTACAACTGCAGCACCTATTCCTGTAGCAATTAAAGCACCTCTTAACAATTTTAATCCTGTAGTGGTAGCAGCCATTACATAATTATAGGTACTTTGATAAATAGTTAATGCCCTTTGTGCAATAGAAGTATTTTTAATTACAGTTGCAAGTATTTTAAATTGGTCTATACTTTCCCCTACTGCTTGTAAACCACTTGAAATAGCCATTGCAGATTGAACCTTTAAAATAGCTGCTTCTACATCTTTACTTTCAGTACCTAATGCACCCATTAATCCTGTAACCGCACTAAATCCACCTGCTACTCCACCTAATGCCCCACTTAATGCTCTAAATTTAGCATCAGGATTAAATGCTTCTGTTAATGCTTTTGCATCTCCAATTCTATCAGCTAATTCAGCAGCTTTTTTAGCAGCGTTTACTGCCTCTTTAGATGTTGCTCCAAACTTATCAGATAATGCGCCTACTTCTGCTTGTGCTTGTCTTAATTGGGATTTTAAACTACCGACTGATTTTTCAGCAGAATCTAAATTTGATTTTACTTCTAACTCTATTGTTTTCTTTTCAGCCATTTTATTTCTCTTTTGATTTGGTTAAATCCTTGTTTTAATGTTGTTGGTCTTTGATACTTTCCTTTAGCTATTTCAATAAGTTCACTTTGTCCATAAAATTCATCTAATGCTAATAAATCTAAAATGTGCTTTATCATATTCTTTGGTCTGTTAATAATTCAAATTGTACTAATCCTGTTGTTAAATCTGTTGTGAATGTATTAATTAAATATTTTGTGTCTCTTATAATAACATTATCATTCAATTTAAGCGATGTTAATAAACTCGTTGGTAGTATAGCACTAACTTTGACTAATCGTGATTTAAAGTTAAATATATTAGCAAAGTATGCAGAGTAATATTGTTGATATAAACTATTGTTTATTATTTCATTTGTTAATGTACTTTGTTGTTGATTAAAATTTAATCCGTATGTTTCACCACTTATTAATGTTTCTTGACCAAATGCTTTATAAGTTGTTCTTGGGTCTCCATCACCAGTTAATGAACCACTTGTGTAAAATGTAAATCCAGCATTTGTAGTACCCGCAGAATTATAATCATATAATATTACTGGCTTTGGAATATACTTTTGCAAATCTGTTTTTAATGCATAACCAACTTGAAATAATGATGATTGTAATAAATTAGAAAAGTTTAAATTCTCAAAAGGTAATTTTATTGAGTATTCTTCTCCTTCTGCTGGAGGTGTATTTGAATAATGCAAAGAGCCATATTCTATACCAGCATTTGAATTAAAACCTACATTTATAATTGACTCGCTTTTCTCATAATCAAAATTTATTTTCTTATAAGTTTTTACTCGATTTAAATTCTTCTTGTCTTGTAATACATACTTTGTTATGTCTATGTCAGAACCAGCACTATAATAGCTTTCTAATTGCTCTACTGTATAGTTTATTCCGTCAGTTGAATAACAAGTAAGGTTAAACATTTTTAAAATACCACTAAAGAAATCTTCTATTTTAATTTCTGGCATATAATTTTTAATAGATAAATTACCTGGAGTTATACTTTGAGATGATGTTTTATTTAAATATTGAATAATATTTAATCCCGCCCCTTTTGAAACTAATTTTATTTGTGATGAACTTGAAAATGTAATATTTGAAAAACATATTATTCTTATGCTATGAGTTTCTCCTGTATAATTATATAAAGGAGTATCCATTAATTTAAAACTTTGTAGCCCAGTTGTTGAAGTTGTATTGATTGTTGTTATTATACTATTTGATGTATTTGACCATAAATTTATTTGATAATTAACACCTGCCACATTAGGATATAAATCCAAAATAATTTCTTTTGTTATAAACCCAACAGCATTAGGTGATGAAGTAAAAGTACTTAAAGATGTATTTGTATTTTGCCATTTGTAAGTAGGATTTGGTTCTGTTGGAGGAAATCCAGTTGTAGTTTGAAATGTAAATAATACATCAGTTGAAATAAATTTAAATTCTTCAGCATTTTTTAACCATAAATAAGCATTTGTAAATCTTGCATCAGATAAAAAAGAACCGTTAAAGTTTAAGTTTAAAATATTACTATCATTTTGAATCATATTTAAAACTGCTGATAATTTTAAAGCTGGGAATAATTCATTGTATCTTATTGGTGCTGCTGGCCAGTTAACTGCATCGGCATTAAAAGTTGTAGGATTAACATTCCAAACTCTATTCGATGATATAAGCGGAAACATTACATCTTGACTTGGTGCATTATCCACTACTCTTGATAATACTAAATTTGGTGTATATTCAAAATCATAAGTAGTGCTTGTTAAATCTTTTAAATATAAACCCGCAAACGTATCTTTTAAATTACCTAATAATCCAATAAAAGTAATTGAATAATCTTTAGCTTGTCCATCTTCTAAATTTGCACTTTCTAATTGAATTTTACCTTTACGAAAAGTAATAGTGTCTATTTCAATATAAGCGTCTGACTTAACTAATGTACTGAATGGTGCATCATTTGAGTTGTCGTACCAATGTCTAAAAATCTTATTGTTTTGTTTTGTTGCCGGTACTACAAATGTCTGTGAAAAATCGGTGTACGTTTTACTCAAATCATTTATATTTTGTATGGAACTAACAACAGATATTTTTTCATCATCAAATAAATCAATTCGATTGTATTCATTTGTATAAACATCTTTTATGTATATGGCTACTGCTAACATTATACTACATCATTTATAAGGTTATAAGCGTATTCAAAATCTATTTCGTAGTTTATCAATCTATCTTTTAAACTTGTCTTTAAATCGCTTCCTTGTGTCTTTACAGTTACAGGTTTACCATCTAATAAAACAGTTTCAGATAATAATAAATCAGTTATTAATTCTGAATAATTCTCGTCAACAAATCCTGTATTTAGTTTTACAGTTTGCTTTCCATTTGTATTAAATGTTTTGAATTGACCTATAGAAGTATTGTAATTAATTGTATCTTGAGTTAATTTGTAATCTGTTCCTTTTACTGCAATGGTATTAGTTTGTTGTTTAAAGAATATTATATCTTTCCAACCACCGTATCTATTTATAAATGAACATCTAACTGGTGTATATTTACATTCTTCAATAGGATATGTGTAAAAAATAATAACTGTTGGACTTCCACTAACTGGAGTTAATGTTAATGTAACTTTACATCCATTTATAAAATCTGAATTATATATTATTGGAGTTATTGGTATTTTTAAATTATAATCTCCAGATAACCCAGCTAATACATTAGTAGTAGTTGAATAAACTATTCCATCAATTCTTTCATATTTTAAAGTTAATGTAGTAGTAGTTGTAGTTGCTTTACTTACTAACAAATTAACATATTCCATTTTTAAATCTGAATATGTATTTTTATAATAATAATTATTAATATTTATATTTCCTAATAATGTAAGTACTAAATCAGTTGTTGTTTGATTTCCATCAATATAATTTTTAAATCCATTTACACCTACATATTCTGTTGTACTTCCTACTTGTGTATATGTACTTCCAACTAATTTAAATGTTTTAATTTGAAATTTTACCCATTCATTATATTCTTCGGTTAATGGAGCAGTAACATAATAAAATGGGTCTATATTATAATTTGATGGTTTAATATTATCTATAAACTCTTTAACATAATTAGAAACATTGTAAGATGTATTTATTTGCGTTGCACTTGGAATTAATTTTGATAATGAATAAAATCCAACTCCAGAAGTAGGATATGATGTTCCATTCCATATTGATAATTCTATTTTACTACCTATTTGTCCAGCTTCATTTACTTCAATTATAAACGGACTTCTTACTTTTACTACTTTCATATTGTGTGATATATTGTGTCAATCAAATCTTCATCTATATATATTTCTTCTTTGCAATTCCATAAATTTACATATTGAGATGAATCAATTATATTTTCACTTTCAATAATAAAATCTGGAATTATATTTTCTTCTTTATAAATTTTTACTATGTTCATTTTATATCTTTTAAATTAACATCTACCATTGTTTCTACGTCTTGACCAAATGCTTTTAATAAATCTACATCTATATATTTTTTATATCCTGCTTCAAATGGCTTTGTAAAAAATAAAGAAGGTTTAATTCCATTCATAAATATACTTCTTGCTATTGCGTATTGTAAACCTTTTCTTGATTGAAATTCTCCTTTAGCGTTTCTTGGTGCTATTCCTTTTTTTACTATCCATTTGTCAAATGCTTTTGCAGGAGGCATTTTATTTTTATAACTATATGGTGTATTGTATTTTTTAATCTTACCAGAAACTCCTTTGTCCTGATAAATACCATAATCAACCATAGAAAAGCCAACTATGTTAAATCCATTATCACTTACAATTTCACCTTTAATAGAATTATATAATTCTTTAGAACTATTCTTTCCACTTTTAGTTAAATTACTTCTTGATTGTTGGATAACATAATCCCTGAATTTAATTAAAGTCTTTTGAACTTCTAACATTTGCTCATTTGGTTTTGTATTACCATATCAAAAGTAACAGTTACTCCTGCCATTTTATTTTCAAATCTTTCTGTAAAAAATTCACAAGATGGTGTACCTGCTAATTCATAATCATCTCCAAACTTACCCATTCTTAAAACTTCTAAGAATCTATTAACTACCATTAATTGTGTATTTAAAACATCTTGCTCATTGTCATTACCTAAAAATATATCTGTTGTTAGCGATTTACTTTCATCTACAATATCCATACATAATATAGATACATTGTAATTCCAAGTTGAACCTAAATACGTTGCTGAATTAATTATAATATGACTCAAAGGAAAGATTGTAAGCTTGTTTAAATCAACTTTAAATATATCTCCTATAGTAACTGTATTTACAAATAAATCTTCCTTTAATTGGTTCTTAATTGCTTGTGTTATTTCGTAATAATGTGATGTCATCTATTTTGTCTTTTAATTAAATCAGCTTCTATTTTATTCTTTTCTTTTTCAAATGTTAGATATGTTAAACATTGATTAATTGGTAATCTTGTAACTGTGTCAAATCTGTTAAGGTCTCCTTGAGCAAGAGCATAGATTGAACTATACCATCCCCACTTTTGTCCAAAGTTTGCTGTTGCAGAATATTCTGAACCTCCTGATCCTTCTCCAAATAAGCAATCGTAGCGTTCAGTAATGCGTTCCCTAAACGATAAAAAAAAACCGTAGCACCTAAACAAACATCTAATGGAGCGTGTTTCATTACATCGCCATAAGTTACCGTTCCATTATAATCCTCAATTTCATACGTGCCATTTAAGCCTTTCTTTTTAATTGGTCTATACAATACTGCCATTGCTTTATGTATCTTATCCCAATCGGTTATATACGTGTCCAAATCGGTATATTCTCCAAATGTCATATCTTCTAAATTAGGAATAAAACCAAATTCAGTTCCACCCATTTTAAATGTAGGTATAAAAGAATGATTCTGGTTAAACATATTTCCAATAGATGTAGT